CGGGTTTGCCTTTCATGTCACGATTTATAAAAATGCCGTTATTCCACAAACTGCCGTCTGAGTGTTTGCAACACAACTCAACCCATTTAGCCATGCCTGCTAACGCTGACGTTACGACTGGCTGTTTGCTAACTACGTAGGGTTTAGTCATTAGTTGGTTTGTTTTTTATGCCGTTTGACGCGACAAGACCTGACAACGTGCCAGTAAGAAACACGACAATAGTTGACATTAAATCTATAAACGCTGCGTCGTTTGGTGATTGCTCGAGTGGTTGCGATACGAATAGCAAACCCCAAATCATGCCTAGCACGATCATGCTAAAAACGATTGCTAGTAGTACGCCGACTGTTACAACCATGCGTGCGTGTAATTCGTTTGCTGAGTATCTGTATCGACTCATGGTGTTACGCCGCATCGGTCAGGCACGTTGCAAATCACGTTGCGTGTGCGTGCTTTTTCTTGTTGTGTGTTGTCGCGTGTTGTTTCGCAAGCGGTGACCATGACCAGTAGCGCCAAACTAGCCAAGTAGTGCGTTTGCTTCATCTGCGGTTAATCCAAGTTTGTCGAGTACCGCTTGGCGTGCTGCTTGTTTGGCGGCGATTGCTTCGGCGTTTGCTTTTGCTTCGTCGCTAATAGTTTTTAGGTTTGCTATTTCGTCATCGGTCATATCGCGGTTTATGCCGTTGTCGTTTATTTTTAGTGCCATAATTTATACCGTCTTCGCATATCCGTAAATAGCATAATTGCCAGTTGTTGTGCCTGCAGCAGCTGAAACGATGAAACCGTCAAATTGTGTAGAACTGTTTTGATTACCTGTAGTACCTTGCGCTATTGGCGTTGCGTAAGAACCGTCAAAACGAATATTAGTGGCGATAAGACCAGTTTGCTCTGCTATTTGTGGCGAATAAATATTTGCTTGACAATAACCGATCACACTTGAGCCGCCAGTTTGCGCCAATCTTAAAGATGATTGCGCCGCGTTATAACCGTAACTTTGCGCTGATGGCGCACCTGTCATTTGGTAGCCGCTGTAATTGTAATTTGTAGTAGTTGTTATACTACTAGCGCGAAATTGTAAATCTAAAGTAGCGTCGTTTGTATTAGCATATTTAATTAAAATCAAATAATTTGTGTAACTGCTAGTAAAAACGTTGTCGGCCGTAAAACTTGACACGGCACTAAACGCCGTTTCTGCTTTAACACAAACCAAACCACTAGAAACCGTTGCAGCCGTAACCGCTGACGGGAAATAGATTGCGACGCTTGCACTAGTAAAATAAAGTGTGCCGCTGCCGTACTGCGGTATCGCCAACGGCCCGGCACTCGACACGGTAGCCGTTCCAGCCGTAACCGTACAAACGCCTGCACCAATGTTTTGCAAATAAAGTGTGTCGCCTGCGCTAAACAAACTTGTGTTTACCGTGATCGTTGTCGCGCCTGCCGCGTTCATTACAACGCGTGTGCCTTTGTCGGCTGCAACCAACGTGTAGTTAGCGGTTTTGGTGCTGACGGTTTGGTTATAGTCGTTAGCCTGCAAGTTGTCCATTTGCGCGGCTGTTAAAACTTGCCCTGCTGTAAAATCTTGGATTGCCATAGGTGTCCTTTACTTTATCCTAAAACGTTGTCTGCATCTATGATGCCAAATACTGGGTCTGAAATTATGAGCTCATAAACGATCGTGGTTGGTGACGTAAAGTACATTACCGAATGACCGCCGCTAACCGTAATCGTATGCTCGACACCCTCAACGCTTAATTCTTGAGCCAACTCGGTTGTGCCAGTACCGCTCGCAAACGATTTTTCAATTGTGATCGTGTCACCAATGTCAATGATCGCTACCGTGTCGCGTTGCGCTGTGGTCAGTTTGTTTAGGTTTGTGCCTAGCGACGTGTAACGCGCCTCAGGCTCAGGTTCGAGCAAATAGTTAGCCAACGCCAACGCCGCCGCATCGTTATGCAATAGCGAGTCGGTGATGCTCGTCGTTTGTATAAAGTATTTTGCTTGGCTCGCTAAGTCCTCTGCGACCTCTTGTGTGCCGCCTCGAATGGCGACCGCCGCACGGTTGACAACTTGGTCAGCCTCAAACGTGATGCCTACCAAGTCGTAAGGTATGTTTGTGTTGTCGTCATGAAAATCTGCAACTGACGCGCTCAACGTGTTACCGATACGCGGCTGAAATGTCAAATCGCCCGTTCGTGCCATAAACAATCGACCCTGCTCAGCCAAGTTAATTTGGTTGCAATAGTCAAGCGTGTTTGTGCCTTCGTCAACCGTAAACGCTGCCGCGCCGCCAAGCGTTTGTGTGCCTGTAGAAATGTTGCGTTGCCCGATCGGAAAATCAACCTCAGGCAAATTAAGTACGGCTGTCAGTCGAGCGCTAGACAACTGCTCTGACACGTTAAATTCGGCAAGAAATGTTTGTGCCAACAAATAAAAATCGTCTGCACAATAAACCGTCACCGTATCCAAACCGCCAAGCGCAAAGTTGTAGTCGTAATTAACAATAAAACCGTTAAACAAATATTCTTTGACGTTTGTGTTTGAGTAGCGCGCTAAGCGCACTCGACGCATTGGGGCTAAACCCGGTTGCGCTGTTGCTGGGTCGTAAAATGGGCTGAGCGTGTCAAACGGGTTAAAGATACCTGTCGTGTCAAGCATGTTAAACGTCATCGTGCCGGCACTAAATTGATCGCCTACGTCACGCCTACCGCGTTTAACGTTGACGCTGTTTATGCCTGTCGTTACGTCAGCAAAATTAGTTGTGCCGTCAAGTACATATTGCGTATTTCCGATTACGCCTGCAACTGGGTCGTCAAGTAAAAATGCGTCTTGTATAAACCCTGTGTCAATTTCAAGCGTGTAGTTGCCTGCACCGACAACGGCTGTGCCTGCCATTACGCGACCTGTATCTGTGCTGGCCCTGCCGACCTGTTATAGGCACGAATAGCGTTCACGACCGCTTGCCCAATCTCAGCGCTGGTCGCTAAACCGCCCGTCACGTTTACTGTGACGCCGCCAACACCGCCGCCGCGCCCTAACGGCACGATCGCTTCTGGCCCTTTTTCGCCAACCATTGCCAACGTAGGTCGAGTGACAATGCCACCGTCAGCAAAACCCGGCACTTGGATACCGCCTAAGAAACCGCCGATTGCACCAACACCTGGTATGCGTTTAAAGGCGCCAATCAGGTCAGAAATAAAACCGATTGCTTGTTTAATTGGGTTAATAATAAACCTGTAAAACCCTTCGCTAAATAGTTCAAAACCTTTGCTGATAATGCCAAACCGTTTTTCTAGCACGATCAGCGCTGCGACAAACGCTGCAACTGCAATAATTACCAACGCGATGGGGTTTGCCGACATAATAAAATTAAATAGTGCTTGTGCTGCGGCTGCGGCTTTAGTTGTCGCTGTGTAGATTTTCATTGCAACGTTGGCTGCAATGATCGCTGTCGCAAACGCTGCGACGACACCGATAACTACGACCATTACTGTTTGATTGCCTGCCAACACTCCTGTAAAATCACTAAAAAATGAGACTGCCGCTTCGACTACTGGCAACAAAATTTGACCCATGTTTGCTTGTAGGTCTTTCATTTGTGCAGTCAAAACACGCTGGCTGTTTGCTAGCCCGTCGCTAGTTCTAGCAAAGTCGCCTTGCGCGTCTTTTGTTGCGTTCATAATTAACGATTGAGTTGCAAGCGTTTTTTGTTGTGCGGTCAATTTGTCGTTAGTGCCTTCGACCTCTGCGTTGAGTCGAGACTCGGCTTGCGATAACGCCAACGCAGATTGCTGTGCCTGCAAAGATCCTTCACCGTATTTTTCAAGTGTTTGGTTATGTTTTTCAAACGCAATATTTACTTTGGCTGTTGCAACCGCTAAATCTTCCGAGTTGACCGTTGTGGTAACTAAACCCATTCGTAGCGCTTCGGCTGCGATTGCGTCAGCCGACAACAAAACACCGAAACGGCGCAACGGCTCAGACTCGCCACGCAACGCCGCACCAAGCGCGTCAATGGCTTCCTGTGGCGTGCTGTTATTAAACGACGATAAGTCTGATGCAAGTTTTGTAAAATCGGTGCTAAACCCTGCCAACTCTTGACCGCTTAACCCGGCTGCTTTACCAAACGTGCCAAACGTTGCGGCTGCGTCTAACGCCTGTTGTTTGGTTTGACCTAACGACGTTGCGGCCGTTTCAGCAAACGAAAATAACGCTTCGTCTGCGTCGCCAAAAATGACGCTGGTTTTGCTCATTGTTTCGTTTAGGTCGCTTGCCGCGCTTACGGCTGGGCCTGCCGCTGCTGCCAACCCACCTAAGACCGCTACGGCTGGTACAAATGCTTTCTTTAAAGCAAACGCTGTTTTGGCTGACGCGCTTTCTAACGATTTAAATTCTGCAATTGCTTTATCAAACCCTTTAGAGTCCAGCGACGAAATGATTGGGATATTAATTGCCATGTTTTACCTGCATGTTTTTATTTAACTTTGTCATCACTTTTTCTACGATTTGTAGCACTTCGTGTTCTACTTCGGCACGGTTGCGCTCGACTGCTATGTCGAGTGCGCGTGGCGCTCTGCCTTCCTCGACATTTAAATTGGCGACAAATGCTGTGTTGCTTGACCGAATACCTGCATGGTCGTAGATAGCGCCTGCCGCATCTTTTTGTTGAATAACCATCAATTGATAGGGCGTGCCTTTAAAAAATACTTTGTCTTTGCCTGCAAATTGAACAACTCGATCTTTGCGTGCCGATTGCCCGACTTTAATTTTGAAACCGCCGCGCACTTTTTCGTTTGACCAGCGCACGTCACGACCTTTAATCATTGAGCCGCGTACCATGCCCGATAGTGGCGCACCGTTGCCTTTGCTGTTAGGAAATGACGGTATTAGTTCGCGTGCAGCCGAAATGATTTTTACGCCTGCGCGTTGAATGTCTTTGGTTATTTGTTTGCGGTAAACCTTGTCAAACGAGTTAAGTTCGGCCAGCGCTTCTTTGATGCCGTGTATTTCAGGTATGACGTATTCTGTGACCATTAGCGTGCTTTGCGTTCTTTGTTGATTAGTTCAATGACGGTGTTCATGTCGTCTAACTCAAATGTTATTTCTGACGGCCAAAACCCGGTTGCCACGAGTATCTGCGCTAATCCGTAGCGGTATGAACCGCGTTTACTTTTGGGTCGTTTGAGTCCACCACTTCCAAGTTTTTGATTTGTTTGATGTAGTCGTCAAGTAGTGCCGGTACGACGATGCCTTGTGTGCGTGATGCTTCGTATGCCAAGTACGACAAGTCCTCGACCCCGATGCCGTCAGCGATTTGTGATGCTTTGCGTTTGTATTTTCTTTCCCACATAACGATAGTCATCATGTTTGTGGTGACTGTTTCTACGCGGTCATCAAATGTGATTTTTAGTGTTAATTGCATTAATTGCCTTTCTCGGTACAGCCTTTGTAAGGCTGGCTTGTTTTGTTAGTTTTCAGCGGCCAATGCCGCGCGATCATGCGCCTACTGATTTAGTTAAAACGCCACCAGTAAATGTCAGCGTGATTGTTGACAGTTCGCCAAGTGATGCGTTGATTGGTGTGTGTGATTCAAGGTAAGCGCCTGTCAGCGTGTAAATCGGATTTGTCGCCGATGCTGTTCCTGTTGCTGGTGCAAGCACAATATTCGTTGTGATGCCAACCAAACCGTAGATTGTGGCTTCAGTTTCTGACCCTGCGTACGATTGATACAGTTCAATTTCGACGCTGTTGTTTTGCAATGACGTAACGGCCGAACCGCCAAACTTGCGTGCTGTGTCACCAAACGATGTCGTTTCTAATTGTTCGTAAACGAAGTTCAAAGTCGCTGATGTGCATTGGTCGCGCAAATCCACGCTGTTCACGGTCACACTCGGATTGCTGAGATAAACACTTGTCGCCATGTTGTTAGTCCTTTATTGTTTCTGTGTCTTTAGTTTTAGCAGGTTTTTTGACCGTCTGCGTGGATATATG